AGGCTCAGAAATTAGGGAAGCGTTGGTCAGTTCGATTAATGCTTTGATGACTCCGGTAAAGGCTTGGTCTGTTATGCCACCTGTTGAAACCAACCGATACATAACTATTGCCTTACTGAGTGAAACGGCCCTGAATGATAAGCTTTCATTTATGTCTGAGGGGACTATTTCGATTCAGATATGTGAAAAGTTTATCGGGAGAGGTGGCGATCTGGATTGGGTTTCGAGTACTGCCAGGACGATTGTTACTGAGATAACCCCTACGAGGCTTTCAACTTTTGGAATTCTGGCAGGTATCAATATATTTACAATGCAATTTGCTGGATCTGGAGAAGACATAATCGAAGGCTCTGAAGGTCGGACAGCAATAAAAAGTCTCAGATTATCTTATAAATCTCAAAATTCTTAAAATATGGCTATTGATGGCAAATTTGTAATTCTTAAAGTGGCGACCACTGCCGTTCTTGGGCAAACCTCAGGAGGTATGGAAGGAACAGTCGAAATGCTGGAAACTACTGATAAACTGAGTAAAGATCCGACCACGGGAATCACTCACAAAACTTATATCGCTGGAGATCGTGACGGAACTGTTACGGTTGAAGGGAACTCGAGTTTTGAAGCAGGGAACTGGTCACTGCTTTACAATGAATATCTCACGGCTGTCGTTCCAGCTACTCTTTACTACGGAGGAACTGAGACAGGAGAAAAGTATTACAGTCAGTCGGGATGGCTAATGTCTATTTCGAGAACTGATCCTCAGAACGGGATTTCTACTTATTCGGCCTCGTTTCAAAAAACTGGCGCACCTACTGAAAGCACTGTCGTTTAATTATGGAAATAGATATTAACGGGAATAAAATCGAAATCGGTTTTACCATTGGCTCGTTCTCTGAGGTAGTCACTTTTATGAAGTTCTACGAGCCTGAAAAGAGAATGACAATCGCTAAGTATCTGGAGCTGATCAATGACGATGATTACGTTTTAGACGTGGTTTGCGACTTGATTTTCTATCCTTACGCTTTGAAGGAAAAGAAAAAAGGACTCCAGCCGAAAATTGCTTACGAGGACGTGTTCACATGGATCCTGAGTTCACCGGAAAAAGTTAAAGAGCTTTCTGCGATGATTGCTGAATCTATGCCGAAGCCAGAAAAAAAAAGCGAAGAGGTTCAAAAGCCGAAAAGACTGGCGAAGAAGTAGAGCTTACGGAGGATTCATTATTTGAAATGGCAGGCGTGTTGGGTTTAGATCCGACACGCCTTTTTGATTTGACTTTCAGAGAGTTTGTAAGTTTTTCTCGGGGAGTTCAGAAAAAGAAAGATCGAGAAGAAAATCACTTTCGGAGAATTGCCTGGATTTTGGCTAAAGCGAACGAGGATCCCAAGCAGAAACTGCCACCTTTGAGCGTTTTCTGGAGCATTCCGGGCTTGGATGAGAGTTTTATTATCGATATTGATCCTGAGGAAATGGAAAAACAACTTCAAAAACGATTAAAAGCATGGATAAAAAACAATTAATCGCAACGCTGGGACTGGATTCAGACCCGTTTGTAAGTGCTTTGCAGGACTCTTTTTCAATGCTGAAAACCTTCACAGATGAGGTAAAACAGCAGAGCAAGCAGTTAATGCTATACGCTAAAGGGTTAAAAGTTGCTGTTATTGAGCAAGTCGCTTTGTTGCGTAGTATGACCGCTGGCGAGATTGTTTTAAAGGCGATGGCTTTGGGCTGGAAAGCTCTCAAAATAGCGATGGCGAGTACTGGCATCGGGTTAATCGTGGTCGCTCTGGCCTCACTGATTACCTATCTAGCCACAACAGAGGCCGGAATGGATGCTTTGATGTCGGTCGTTGAGCCTGTCGTACAGATTTTTAGAAACCTTTTAGGAGTCTTGCAGAATCTCGGGGGAACTGTTTTCGCTGGGATTTCGCAAATGTTAAACGGTGACCTCGCACAGGGTTTCAAGACTCTGGCCAGTGGAGCGAAAGAGGCTGGAAAAGCTACTGTTAATGCGTTTACGGACGGTATTAAAGCTGGAGGTAGGTTGGCAGACTTAGCCATAAAGATTGAGGACGCGGAAAATGATCTGATTTTAACTCGGTCAAGATTGAACCGTGAAATTGCGGAATCGTCTGAGCTGGCCAGAGATCAGAGCTTGAGTGAAAAAGAAAGGCAGGCCCATGCTCAAAAAGCGATTGCTCTGATTGCTGAAAGATTGAAAGCCGAGGACAATCTTTTATCGATGCAGATCGAGGAAATGAGAATCAGTCAGAAGGCGAATGATATTTCAGACGAGAGTACGAAGGCTCTGAATACTTTACTCGCAAAGCGTGAAGAACTGGTCGCAGATGCTGCAAGGGAAAGGGTTCGACTGAATGGGATCGTCAATAAAGGAAACGAAACCGAGTTGGCTGGGATTAAAGCCGTGAATAAAGAGAGAGAGAAATCAATCGCTATCATGGCCGGCATGAGAAATCCTTTCGAGTTCAAAGACAAATATTCGGAAGAAACTCTCGGGAATATAAAGCAGATCTCAGAGAGGCTTTTAAATCCTGCTTTGAAAGGTGCGCTGAGTGCTGGGATCATTATTCCTCAGGAGGCGATTGATCGAATCACTTTCGCAACTGAGGAACAGAAAAAATATAACCAAGAAATGGCATGGGCTGGGACTCTGACAAATATGCTCGGTCAGACTTTACAGGCTAGTTTCGAGGCTATGGTTACTAATGGAAAGGCAGGATTCAGAACTTTGATAGATGGCATAAAAGCTCTGATCGTGAAATTGATTGCGGCCGCGGCTGCGGCTTTTGCTTTGAATCTTTTACTCGGAGGTTTGGGAATGGGTGCAGGAAAGTTTGGCGGAATGGCTGGATTTAAAGAGCTGTTTCAAGGAATGGCTGGTTTACCAAAGTTTGCCGAGGGTGGTATGGTTACCGGAATGACGACCGCAATTTTGGGAGATAACCCAAGCGGAAAAGAGGCGGTCATACCTTTCGAAAAAATGGGATCTTTCCTAAGTAAGTTCGGGACGGGTGGTAACTCTGGAGCCCAGGAACTTTATGCGGTAGTGACTGGAGAAAATATCGTTTTGTCATCTAACAGGTATCTTCAAAGAGTCAATAAAATCATTGGATAAATGGCAACAAAATTTAGAATAATCGGTACGTCCGATATTTATGGAAAAGTCACGGTCAATATCGGGTTGGCTGGATATGCTGGAGCTGTTACCGAATTCGATGGAGCTGGTCGAGATTGGATCGAATTGAAAATTGGTTCGGGTTCTGATATTGTAAATCCTATTTTGCCTGGAGATGTATCGATAAATTTTTACGTTACTACGAACTTTGCCACTATTGAGCTGGGACAGGCTGAGGATTATCAGTACAGTATTGAAATACTAGACCTTGCGAACGAATTAATTTGGTCAGGCTGGGTTAATCCTGAGAGGTATGCGGAGAGATACACCTCATTGCCTTACTTAGTGACTGTTCAAGGCTCTGACGGCTTAGACGGCTTAAAAACGGCTAGTTTTACAAATCTATCTGGATCGAATAGTTTATTTGATTACCTGTTACAGGCTTTGGCTGGCACTCAGTTGGCTTTGCCTATTTTTGAGGCTGTAAATATGTATTCAAACGGGATGCTTTCAGGGAATGCTGACAGTCCTTTGAAGCAAGCAAAAGTCGATGCGAAAACCTTTTTAGCTTTTGGAGATGATCCCAACTGTGCAGAGGTCTTGGAGTCTATTTTAAGGCCTTTATTTTGTAGAATTTATCAGTATCGAGGCTGGAGAATTGAGAATATTCAGGCGAAATCCAGCTCTTATATTGAAAGGGAGTACTCAGCACTCGGGGTTTATGTCGGGTTTACGAGCTTTGATCCGATCATTGAAATGGACACGGCCACTAGTATTTTTAGAGGTCTGATAAATAAATCCGGTTCATTGTCTTTTAATCCAGCTCTGAGAAACGCAGAAGTTTATATCAGTACGGTAGAAAGTACAGGAGAAACCACGACAGGAGGGTTTCAAACAGAGGCGGACTGGATTGATGCCACAACGCTGAATAGCTGGACGGCTGTTTCTGGAGTGCTGGGAATAACTATCGAGCGAGTAATTGCTAATTATAAAGGGAATTTATACGCTGTAAAGATCCCGGGAAAACAGTTGACACGTCAGCCTAATTATCTGGAGTCGGACGCGTATGCTTTAACGGTAGCTGGATTTGATACTATTGAAATTGCATTCAGTCACAGGTTTGATTACCCAGCAATTTTAATCGCAGGATCCAGACCAGTGCTTTTTTTTCAAGTGATAATCGAAACGACTTTATTGAGTCTTCCGGTTACTTATTATTGGACTGCTGACGGTTGGAGTTTAAATGAAAGCTTTTTAAGAATTGAAACCGAGAAGCGGAGAAGGTGGCAGGATTACGCAATTTCAATCGGTTCAATTCCTAACGATGGAAATGTAAAATTCAGGTTTTACAAGCTGGTAAAAACTGGGTCTGCTGACAGTACAGAAATTCGTTTAACTGGATGGAAAACCAATTTAAGAGTAGAGCAGCCAAGTAACGAAAAGATCTTACTAGAGGGCGCAACCACTGGAGCTGTGACCGCTTATAAGGGGCCAAGCTTTCAGCATTATATTTCGGACGGATTGGTTCAGGGAGTTGCTGGAGTGATGGACGTTGCAGGAACCTTGACAACCACATGGAACCGGAGAGGAAAGACGGACAATCTCAATATTCGAAGATTGTTTTTACTTCAATGGCTGTCGATGAATGGCGCAACTTCGGCTGTTTTATCTGGAGATTTTTTCCAGAGAGGGGAGCAGATTACGCCTTTGACTGTCATAAAAGATAAGGCCTCAATTTCATCCAGAAAATACCTGGCAGTTTCGATTACCATGGGTTTGGGTTCTGGTTTAATGAGGAACGTTTATCGGGAGATATTCGATGCAGATGTAGTTCCCACGTATTTTGAAGAAAATGTCGACCAGCCTAGAGAGGGTGATTATTTTATAGCACCGATCAGAATCACAGTGCCTGGACTTTCTGACGGAGCCAATTTGCCGAATATTACCTTCCCAGAGATTGTTTTTCCTGAGCTAAACGGAGATGTATCTGGAGAAACTTCAAACGCTAGACTTAATCCGAGTGCTATCCTGAATAAAAAAGACCTCGATACTACTGGATTGACGACCTCAGAGATCGTTTTTAATGCTGTAAAAAATGAGGAATCGGGTCAGGAAATGACCAAAATAAGTCTGGAAACGATGAGAACTTTGATCGCTCCAGCCTCAAGCGTTCCTATAAAAGAGGTTTTCACTTATTCTGGATCCAATATTTTCAACCTAATGAATGCCGATCCTGTCGTTTTGTTCGTGACTTTACAGGGTCAGGTTCTCGAAGAGGGAGGTTTATTCGATTGGACGGTTTCAGGATCCCAATTAACAGTTACAACGCCTTTGGTGACTGGAAATGAAATCGGAATTTTATATTTCACTTCAGTGCCGGAATTGAACTCTTTGAGAGGCAATATCGATGGCGGAAGTCCTGATTCAGTTTATTTATCATCTCAAAACATAGACGGAGGAACACCATAAAATGGCAGATATTATTCAAATTCGTAGAGGTACAGCGGCTCAATGGACTGCTACAAACCCTATTTTAGCTGACGGAGAGCTGGGATTCGAGACAGATACTTTGAAGGGGAAACTCGGAAACGGTGTCACGGCTTGGGCCTCGTTGCCGTACTCGTGGACTGGTTCAATTCCAGACAGTGTAGCCACTCAAATAAATGCCGCCTCAACCAAGGCGATCCCTGTGGGAGGGGATCGGTTCGGGTTTACGGATAGTGACGATGGTTTTTTATTAAAGAAGCTGACTTGGTCCAATATCCTGACCGCTTTAAACTTGCTTTATGCTTCGGTAACTCATAATCAAAACGCTTCGACTATTCAGGCAGGCACTTTCGCAAGTGGTAATTTTGTTTTCCCTGCGAACTTGGATGTTACAGGTCAATTGGCTACACCTGTATTTGCTAAGGGAAATAGTACGGGAGCTGTTACGGTTAACTGGAATCAGGGTAATGTTCAGTCAATGACTTTAACGGGCAACGTAACCCTGAGCTTTTCGAATCCCAAGTCTGGAGGGCCTTACCAATTAATCATTACTCAGGATACTACTGGAAGTCGAACTATCACTTGGCCCACTATGCATTGGGCTGGGAAATCGGTTCCAAGTTTGACGGGTACTTTGAGCAGTAAAGACATTGTCACGATTACTTATGACGGGACAAATTATAACGCTGTCATTTCTAAAAATCACGGTGTATGAGTGTAAACAAATTAGGTTTCTGGGGTGCTGTGCAAGGCATTATTCAGAGTGGTTTGGTTCTTCATTTGGATGCCGGGGATCCGGCTTCGTATCCGGGATCTGGTTCGGCTTGGAATGATTTAAGCCCGAGTAATAATGACGGTACTCTGGTAAACGGGGTCGGGTTTAATTCTGGGGTTGGAGGGCATTTGACCTTTGACGGGACAAATGATTACGTTGAGCTAGCGCAAAGTTCAACGACTATGGCTTTGGATTATATCACGATTTCAGCATGGGTGAAAGCTAACGCCTCCACGAAAGGTTGGGTTATCAGTGGAGGTTTTGACGGAACGACCGGATCAGTTTGTTTCCATTTAAATGTGGGAGGGAACGCCTCGGCTCTGATACTGGACGGGCTGGCGTATTACGATGGAGCTTGGAAAAACAGTGATATAGCGACAGACATTAGAGGGGACGGAAACTGGCATTTTGTCACAGGGACTTTTAACGGTACGCAGTTGATTTATTATTTGGACGGAGTATCTAATTCCTCCACAACGATTACGGCCGACACGTTGCCTAAAAACTCACTCAAACCACGGATAGGAAACTATGTGACTGATGCGGAATATTTTGGCGGTTCCATTTCCCAGGTGCATATTTATAACAGGGCTTTGAGTGCCGCAGAAGTTTTAGCAAATTATAACGCAACAAAATCGAGATTTGGTCTATGACATATTTGAAAAAAGAAAAGAGCGTAATAAAATTCCCGTACCTGTTAAAGGAACTAGCGGTCGATTTTCCTAATACAAGTTTTCCTGAAAACCTGAGCGAAAAGACTCTTAACGAATTTGGGGTTTACTCTGTGACTGAAAAAGCAGTAATTAAAAACCCAAGCAAAAAGTATGTTTTAGGCACTCCGGTTTTAGTAAATGGGATTTACGAGGTCGGATATATTGAGCAGGATTTGACGAGTGAGGAACTGAGCCAGAAAGTTCAAAGAGAGCTGGAGTCAATTCGGAATATCCGGAATAGTAAACTGAGGGAATGCGATTACGTGATGCTATCTGATTCGCCCTATAAAAACGATCTCAAACCTTGGACTGATTACCGTCAGGCCCTGAGGGATATCACAAATCAGGCAGACATTTTCAATGTGGTTTGGCCTGTGAAACCGACTGAAATATGAGCAAGCGAAGATTAATCCTGAACGAAAATCAGATCCCAGATTTAGTCGTTTCTCCAAAGTTCATAAGTTCAAACCTTACTTTTCATTTGCTTCAATTAAACACTTGGCAAGGCTGTTTTAATATTGTAAATGGGAGTGCTGTATTCGCTCCAAGCGAAATGTTGGAAGGAGCTCAATATGAAATTGAAATCACTGTATTTGAGCAAGGAAGCAGGGAATCAGGATTAGAAACAAAATACTATTCATTGACATTCACTTCTGATGTTGCTAATGTTCTTAGCAGGACCATGTGTATTTCCAATTTAAATTATCAGTCTCAATCAATCCTTTGTAAATTAAAGTTTTTACTGTCTTTTGAAGGTGCCACTGCAGGAAGTAGAACAGCGAGATTTAAGTTATTAGACGCAAACGGGATAAATCCCGCAAACTCAATCTTTGGAATGTATGGAGGCGGTTATATGTACAATTTTGTTTTTGATGCTTCAGTGAATCAAACGCTGCAGCTTTATTTTCAATGGACGTGGTCTGGAGCTACTTACAACGGGACTACTAACGCAACCATTGTCTCACATGCTAAGTGTCAAAAAATAATTTAAACCAATTTTAATAATGCCAGCTAAATTATTCAAGTCCATTGGCCTGAATCAAAGCCAAGCTTACGGAATTCACATGTTTATGTACGGAAGTCCCTTATTAATGTACTTGCAGAAACCTGTTTTCATTCTGGAGCAGAGCCCGTTTGATTTCTTTCATACCCGAGTTTTTAATGATTACGATTTTCTTGCAGGGCTTTTGATGGCTGTTTTATTAGACACTTTGGCAGGTGGAATAAGGGCCTTCAATGAGTTTGAAACCTTAGAAGGGGTTCTCATTCTGGATTCAAAAGGGAAAAAGAAGCGTAAATTTTCCGGCCGTGTTTTTTACGAGAAAATGGGTAAAAAGCTCTTCGGGATCACAGTCGCTGTGCTTTGTCTCGGGATCCTGAAAAACACAAAAATTGCTGGAGAGCATGATTTCATTAGCGGTCTGGCCAGCTCTGGTTTCTATTCTGTCATGCTCGGTTTTGAAATCGCCTCAGTGCTGAAAAACGCCTACGGAGTTTATCCATGGGAGCCGATAAAAATTGCTTTGAATAGGCTGGACATATTTATCAACAGAAAGACTGGAGAAATCGAATGAAAGAGATAATCGCTTTACAGAAAAAAATAGGGGTTAAAGCAGACGGGGTATTTGGTAAGGCTTCGACTATTGCATTTGCCAAGTTTTACGGATATACGAATTCAGAGGCTGCGAATTTTCTGGGCCAGTGTGATGTCGAAACGATGGGCTGGAAAAGATTTGAAGAAAACCTCAACTATTCATGGGAAAGGATTTTAGAAGTTTTCCAGGCTTATGTCAAGACCGAAGCGGATGCGAGAACTTTACAATTTAACCCTGTGAAACTGGCAGAAAGGGTTTACGGTGGTCGAATGGGAAATGGCCCAGAGGGATCTGGAGACGGTTATAAATTCAGAGGAAGATCTGCGGTGCATTTGACCGGGAGAGATAATTATTTAATGGCAGGAAGGGATTTAGGGATCGTGCTAGATATTAATCCAGATCTGGCGAAAACGGTTTACGCTTTCGAGCTTGCTTTCTGGTTTTTTAGCCGAAACAAAATCTGGAGTTATTGCAAAACAGTTGATTCAGACAGTATATTGGCGATCAGTAGAGCTGTGAATCTGGGAAATCCTAATTCAAAAAGAACTCCAAACCACTTAAAAGACAGAATTAAGGCGGTTAAAAAGTATTATCAATGGCTTAATTATTAATAAAAACAGGAACTTAAAATCAAAAAAATCATGAAAAAATTAAAAAGTTTGGTATTAAAAATCAGAAGCTTTTTGGGTCTTGGACTCGGGTTTGTTCAGGATCACGGCTTAATAGCTGTGACAATAGCAGAGAACTTCAAAAAAATGACCGAGGGAAAGCTGGACAATAAATTAGCTTCGCTTTTCCCTGGGACATGGGCGCCAGAGTTGGTAGCTCATTTGGAAAGGATCGTTCCTCAGATCGCATTGAATGTCGGAAAGGGTTATCAGTTGGTCAATAAAGACTGGTCGGGAATGAGCGCGGAAGAAATTATTCAGGAACTTGTGAAGCAGGTTCAGTATGAGCAGAAAGCGGGATTTTTAACCAAGGCCAGACGAGGCTCTTTTTTGCTGGCAATAGCTGGACATGTCAGTTACAGACTGGCCGATGGGAAATACACTAAAATTGAAATCTGGCAGGATGCGCAGAAGCTTTACGATAGAGTTTTCAAAGGGAAATGAAATCTTTATTCGGGATCCTTTTAATATTGTTTTTTGGGGTCGGTTGTAAGTCGATCAAAAAGCAAAAGGAAAAAAGCACTCATGAGGCGTTAAAGTCCGTGAGTGCTTTTGTTTCTGATTCAGTTTTCAAAAGTTCTGGAAGCTCTGAGGCTCTGAGATTTTTTGAAGAAACGACTCAGATAATCGAGCAGAAATTCATAGCTCTGGATTCAGCAGGTATCACAGTTTTGAAACCTGTTACGGTAACGACTATCCATACTAAAAGCGAAAAAACTGAGGATCGAAAAGAGGACAGTTTAAATTCTTCGAGATCCATAGAAAGCGAAAAAGAGGTAACGGAAACGAAATCCAGGCAAAAAGATCTGGAGAAAAGTAGTGAAGGTCAGGAGGTAGTTGAGCAGATTACAGAAGCCATATTTCCTACGTGGGGAAAGGTTGCAGGATCTGTTTTCGCTTTTATTGTGCCATTTTTAGTGGGTTGGTGGAAAAAGAGGAAATCGGCCGGATAAAGGCTGGTTTCTTTGCTTTTTAGGCTATTTGAGAGAATGAAAGCGGTATTTGATTTCTACAGCCCTGAAAACAGCCATTTTTAAGCGTATAACGGAGTCTTTTAATTGAGTTGATAATTGATATATAAAAGAAAAGAAAGCTCGAAATTCGGGAAATCGGGCCTTTTTAAGGCTTAAAAACCTTTCTTTTCTGCATTTGGATATTAAAGAACCGTTTATATATTTGAGAAATTTTAAACAAAACGGATATGGAAAAAGAAACAGAATTGGAAAAAACATCACTGGCTTACAAGCAGATTTTTAAGCTATTGAAAAAGCATGAGCAAGACATTTGCTTTGATTTAAAAGACCTAGAGTATAAATCCAGGCTGGATCTTTTAAGGCTCGAATTGAAAGACCTTTACGGGATAAACATTGATCTCAATGTATTTTATAACCCAGATTGGATCTCAATAAGTGAGTATGTAAAAATTGGAATGTATGGAGAAGGGACAAACAGGTCAATATCATGGCCTGACGGTGGACTGGAGCCTACGGAAACAGAACGGCTTTTATTGATAACGTTTCCGACAGGGCCATATATTTTTGGCTCTGGTGGATCAGATAAGGATTATCCGGTAGATTTTTTCAAAAAGTTTTGGATGGAATTGGTCGCTTTTGATCCTGACTTCAGAGACACAGGGAATCGAACTTTATATTGGAAAATGAAAAATGCTAAAAACATTTTCAACTCTTTTCCTGAGATCCTGAAAAAATATCATGAGCTGAATAAAGAGGATATTAAACAGAGAAATATTGAGAGATTAAAAGCTGAATTAAAAAAACTTGAATCTTAAACCTAGAACGGAAATGGATACTAGAAAAACAATGGAAGAAATTACAACGGAGTTTCTAAAAAGGCTCAATTATGAAATGGACAAGTTTTTTTCAGTTTATCTTTTGCTGACTGGATTTAAAGGCGAAAAGACTGAAATAAATTTGAGGGCCCAGGGATACAGTATCGAAGCTCATACGTTTCACGACAGGACTGAATTTGAACTATTGAAAAACGGAGAGATTGTTTCAGATAGGTTGATAATGAGGCATCATGTAATTAATATCCATGATAATTGAAAGGAATTAAAAGTAATAGAGATACCACTTCGAAATGAGTGGTATTTTTTTTTGATAAATATTTTAAAATCACTTGACTATTAAAGAATCGATTATATATTTGTCCATATTAAAAACTGAAAAACAGCCATGAGAGCAACATCTGAGATAAACGGAAGCTTCAAAATCAAAGTAAATGGACGTAATTTTTCTGGAAAAAGCGTTTCGAAATTGGTAGGGGTTCGGGGCCTTGTTTCTTTGGTAGGTCTGGAGCTTGCGGATAAGTTGGTAGAAAGAGCATTCAGAGAGGGTTTGGACGTGACAGTTTGCAAGTTGCGAAGAGGTTTGATAGTTAGATTTTATTCATTTTAAAACATAAACGGACATGGAATTTCAAGCATTAACGGACATTAAAGAGGCTTTTAACAAAGCTGGTAAGAGATCTCAAATCGAGCTTGCTTATAAAATTGAAGCTCTGGACAAAACCTATTATCACATAGGATTCGAGAGCCAGCAGTTTATCTGGAATTGGGTGAAGCTTGAATTCACCGGAGAAAAATTGACTTACATTTTTTTCGATCACATTTATAGCCAAACCACAGGATCCACAAAAAGAGGGATTTTGACAGGCTTCAAAGTCATTGATAATTTTAAGAGAATTGCAGGCGTAGAATTTTAATTTTCACACATAAATCACAAAAATCATGGAATTAACGGTAAAAAGAGTCGAGACAAAAACAGTACAGATTGAGGTTAAAGAGGGTTTCTATTTTCTGAAATCTAACGGAGGCTGGGAGAAAGCAATGGTTTATAACGGGGGCGAATTCGCAATGCTGGTATGTATATCAGATCCCAAGACTCCGGTTTCTACACAGGTTTCAATTAGCTATCTGTCATCATTAATGACTGCTTATGAAATTGAGAAGGAAATAAGCAAATCTGAGTTCATGCATTTTATGCATTCAGCGACTGAGCAGTTCACGAAATTTTTCCCTGAGTCATGAAATTACTAGAGTTCTTTTTTCCGAAAAAATCCGAATGGCAGGACGTTGGGATTATTGATAATGACGGATATCAGGAGCTGGTTCAGATGCAGTATGACCTAAAGACCAAAAAGAAAAGCTTCATCATTGTCAGGATTGGTTTTATCTCAGACCAGTACCAAAAAAGAGAGATTGCAAAAAATATTCTTACACACTATTTCAAATAACCTTTAAAAAACGGATCATGGAAAATTTACAAGAAGTAACGGTTAACAAGTTAAGAGCTAGAATCGCTGGCCATTCAATTAATGCTGAAACAGCCTACGCAAGGTTGATCTCTGAGGGGAAAATTTCAAGGGATTTTGTGACCCCTGTCGGGACTAATAACGACCAGCGCAGTAAAGTCCTGGGATTCGTAAACGCAGACGGAACGGTTAGAATGCAGATGCCAACTGAGCAACTTAATATGCACCCGAATGCTGTTTATCAGTTGGCTGACAAGCTCGGGGTTCCTGCTAAGTACCTTCAATCTTTGGCTACTGGATCGGAATGGGAAAAAGAGCTTTGCGCCAATATCCTGAATGAGCATTCCGGCTATGCAAAAAGAACCCGAGTACTATTGAGGGCTGTCGGACAGGAGGTTCGGGGAGTGCTTTCGGATCAGTACCGCAGATTGAATTCAGTTGACTTGGTAGAATCTTTCGTGAAAAGTGCCTACGCTCAAAGCGCAGTTTTGGCCGATGGTTTAATGACTGACACGAAACTGTTTATCGAAGTTTTGATGCCGGAGCCGTTGATTTTTGAAACCCCGAAAAATGGAACGGCTGTCATGGCATACGGGGCCAGACTTTCTAGCTCGGATTACGGGGACGGTGCGCTAGAGTTAAGAACCTTTACGATGCAGGGCGTTTGTCTTAATGGAATGGTTCGTGAGTCAGTTTTGAGAACGGTTCACCTTGGATCCCGTTTGCCTGAAAATCTGGAGCTTTCAGAGCGAACTTATTTGCTGGACACTCAGACCCAAGCTTCAGCGATAAAGGATCTAACCAGAGGCCTTTTTGACCGCAAACGGTTAATGGCTGAAATGATGCTGGTTCAGGATGCGAGCATGATTGACGTGGATCTGGACAAAGAGGTTCGGGAATTACCTAAGCGAGGACTTTCAAAAGACGAGGCTGGAAGGGTTCAGAAGATCCTGACTAATGGAAGAACCGAGGACGGAGTTCAAGGAGAGCCCACTCTCTGGAAACTGGTCAACGGGGTAACGGCTTTGGGTCGAGATTCTGAGGCTTCAAGAAGTAGGGAGATTCAGGAAATAGCTGGCAAGCTTATGGAAAGAGCTGCAAGCATGAAAAAATAACCCCTTATCATTTGCCCTAAATTAAGAACAGCTCGAAAGGGCTGTTTTTTTGCGTTTACGGAGAGCTGGCGTAAATGCTTATACTTTATCCTGAAAAGACAGATCGGTGAAATTTGGCCCGTTTCCGGTTGAATACGGAAAGATTTGGGTAAAACTCTGATCCTGTGAAAGCCTGGAGATTATTTGACGAAAAAAATATTAAAGAAATGATTTACTGTTAAATCGAAAATTATATATTTGTGCATGTTAAACAATAGAAAAACGGAAATCATGATCACAACGGTAGACAAATTGGAATTGGTGGTAAATACCAACATTGAAAAAGGGGAAATTAAGTTCGAGCATGCGCCTGAGAATGAGGAAGCATACGGATCCCATGGCCTGATTACTTTTGATGTCCATTCCCGATGGACTGGAGACGGCCAAATCACGCCTATGGAAAAGCTAATGAGCTTCACGGGTTATGAATTCTATTTTTTGGTCGTGAATGACCAGTACGGAGAGGTTACGGATTACCCTAAAGAGTATACCGATAATCTTTTAGAGGCTGTTTTGAATAAATCAGACCTGAGATAATATGCCGGTATTTGAGAACGTGGAAATTGAAATAAGCCAAAAAATCGATATTGATTTCGAGGTTTATTGTGGGACTTGTGGCTCAGGGCTTTGCTCTGAGTCCGAGACAAGGAGAAGCAGGGGCAGAGGCCATTTACAAGTGACTGTAAACGCCTGTCATAATTGCATGGAGGGCAAGGACTCTGAAATCAAAGATTTGAAGGATGAAATCGAGAGCCTGAGCGAAGAGATCGAAGAGTTAAAAAATAAATTAAACACAACGTAATGGACTTAAAACGAATTTTGGAGAAGCTGAATTCAGAAAACAGTTCCCAGGTAAAAATGATTGATCTCGGTCGGGCCCTGTGGCCTGAATCTGAGACATCAACCCAAAGAATCAATGTCAGTAATTTGATCCATGGAAAAACGAAATCCTTTCGGGCTGAATGGATCCCGATTATCTGTGGATTACTGGAGTGCGATGCAAACGAATTATTCAATATTAAACCAAAAAACTAATGGAAGGAATTAACGGAGTTTATGACTTAGGGAACGGAATCACGACTGAACAGATGGTCGCAATGTTTTTCGATGAAAAAGCGTTGAGGCTTGCGCCTAGACCTGTTTATAGAATGGGTGGAACGATTGACCGGATTTATTACACCTTGGATGAATCGCTAGAGCCTCGGTTTTATTCTAGCGTGACTGGATTTATTGAAAGCTCTTTACCTACCAGCCCTCATTTAATAAAGTGGATAGCTGAAAAAGGGTACGAAGAATCTCAAAACTACACAAAGGATCGATCCTATTATGGAACCTTTTTGCATATCGAAATAGGGACTCTTTTAATCATGAAGAAGTTAGATCTGGATAAGCTTCGCGAAAGACTTTTGGCATACATAGAGTCTAATAAACTGCCACAGGATTTTGTCAATTACGAAGAGGAATTCAAGAAAGATTTACTCGCTTTTGCGCAGTGGTGCATTGATTACTCTGTGAAACCTTTATCGGTTGAAATAGTATTGGCTAGCGAAGAAATGGGAGTAGCTGGAGCGATCGATTTGGTGGCAGAACTCACAATAGTGGAAAAAGGATATTTCGGAGAGGTTTATAAATCAGGCCCAAGGAAAGGGGAACCGAAAGAGAGTAAAACCGAAACGGTGGTGACTGCTATTATCGATTTTAAGTCTGGCCGGAAAGGATTTTTTGAAGCTCACGAGATCCAGCTAGAGTCTTACAGATTGCTCTGGAATGAGAATTTCCCAGAGATTGGAATTGACAGAATTTACAACTGGTCACCTAAAGACTGGAGGGGTGAAAATCCGACCTATAATTTTACCGATCAGA